TAAACGACCATGCCTGCGGTTATCGTTGCGCCAGATGTGCCGTGCTCGATAGTTGCACTGGCACCAGCAATGACGCTGGCTGCGGTGATTGACAAAGATGGCATGGGTGCATTCTCCTATTGATGGGAACAGTTAGACGCGCAACAAACGGTGCTTTGCTTCAAGACTTTCAGCACGTTCGATAAGAATGGCGGTCCATGCGCCAGGTGGGTCAAAACTCGCCTTCACCCGAAGCAAAATAGCCATTTTGATGTCCTGGAATACGTCGGCGACCGGCTTGCCCGCGACATATGTCACGCTGACTGCATCGGACCGGGTATACGTCGATGTCGGCCATTTCTGGTCCGGCTTGAGCATCACATACGGACCAAGTTCGTCAGTCAGAACCTGATAGACTGCGCTCGACAGCGTCTGTGAAATGTTGTCGGTCCCATCGAAATAGGTCACGACTGCACCGGACGCATACGGACCGACAGGAAGCCTCATGCAGTCCGAGAACGCGTCAAAATCCTGCCGCCACGTCTGCGTAACGATTGCTTGTCCAAGAGCTCCGGAATATCCGTCAATATGATCTACGGCACCTCCGAGAAGCAGGGTAAGCCAATTGTCAACGTCATCGTAATCGACGTAACATGCCTGCTTTACATCGTGGAGCGTCACGGGCAACTCAGTAGGTGCGATTGTACGGACGGGCCTTAGCATGGCGCTATCATCCCAATTTCGCGAGAAGAGGATAGAGGTCGCATTCGGCAGTTGATCCGTCGGCATTCCGGAAAATCAGCAGGCCGTTTTCATTCACGAGCACATCACGCATTGCCGGACCTGGCCGACCGGGATCGCCTTTGACCGAAGGTCCGGGATTTCCGCGCTTGCCCTGAGCCGCGATAAGTTGCCAACCGTCGCCCGGACATGCACCGGGATTGTCGTGCCGTGCAGCGAACGAAGCGCCGCCGAGAGCAACCACATCGAGATGCTGATACATTTCGGTTTCGGACCATGTAGCCCGGATCGTGAACGACCGACCGTCGGTTCCATCACTGCCCGGTGCAGCGAGGCACACCCAATCGTCATGCGGTGGCGACTTGGCTGTGTCACGGACAGACTGGAACGAACCGCCAGCATGGGAAACGACCGCGCCGACATAGTGGATTGCGTCGGACCATGCCCTGACGGCAGGGAGCAAGCCATTCGCCCCGTCTTTGCCGTCTTTGCCGTCGGTCCCGTCTTTGCCATCGGTTCCATCTTTGCCATCGGTTCCATCTTTGCCATCCTTGGGAACAGGCAGGGCCGCTGTGGCCCGCTGAACAGCTTCCTCGACGAGCGGAGCAACTTCTTGAGCAGTGACACTCTTGCCGTCCTGAGGACGCTCCCACCCGGACATGATGCGCTCGACAGTCTCAATGGCAACCCGCTCGGATTCCGCTTTTATCAGAAGTTCGCAATCCTCGACAGTTACGGAAGCCCCGTCGGTGCCGTCGGATCCGTCCAGCCCGTCTTTTCCGTCGAGGCCTGATGCACCATCCTTCAATGAAGCGAGGCGTGCCATGACCTGACGTTCCAGTTCGGCAACGGCGGAAATGCGGAGATCGAGTTCGGACAACCGAGCACGATGCTCGGCATCCCGAAGTTCGCGCTCGCGCAATGCGTCACGCTGAACGCCAGATATGGCGCGCGCTACGGCATCGGCTGCCGCGTCAGTGAACTGACGTAGCGTGGTGCGCTGTAAGTTCATCGATTTGCCGGGAGAATTCGTCGGATGTGCGGCCTGCGTCGTCATTGTTTGCCTCGTCCTCGGGCTTGGGCGCTGGCGGAGCGGCGCTGTTCGGATCGGGCGGTTGCATTTTCGCGCCATAGCTCAAGGGAACCATTTGCTGCTGGACGCGCGGATCGTCACCGTAGGCGACCGATGCAAAACCTTCGGCGTTGCGGAATTCGTTGAACCCAAGGCCGGATTTTGTCGCGATCGCCCAGCCTTCCATGCGCTCCTTGAAATTGGATCGCATCAACGCGGACGTGTCAAATTCGACATATTCCTCCGGAACGCCCCTGAGACGGAACAATTGACCGAAAGCCTCTTCAATGTGATTAAGTGCGAAGCCCAGTCCGCTTGCCTTCCAAGATGACATGAGTGCCTCTGTCGATGCGAACGGCGTGTCACCTATCCCCAAAACAGCCAATGGCATGCGGAATGCAAGAGCAATGCTCTGGTCTGTGATTTTAAGCATGTCGGCCAAACGAGAGTCCGCAGGCGTCATCGACACAGGCTTGGCCTTCAGGCCATGTGCCAGGATCGGCGTTCCGCCCGCATTGTCGCCTTGCGTCTGTTCATTCCACCTGATCCGAAGCTGTTCCGTCTGCTCGGCATTCAATGGCTGGTCGGTCTCCAGCATGAAACTGGGACGAGCCTGATTCAGGTAGAAAAGCACCTGCTGATTAAGTGCGGCTCCTGCCATCGCGCGCTCCAGGACTGTCGCGAGGATCGGGCTTAGACCTTTCAATGGCCGACCTGACGCGGTGTGAAGACGCACGTGCAACACGTCGCGCGCGGGGATCGGCAGCCCGAACTCAAAGCGCTGCTCCGCGATATCGTTGCCGCCGAGGTTGTAATATATCGAGCCGTCATTGCCGAGCATGGGTTGGCCGTGGGCCATGAGATGCAGTTCGGCGATTTCGTTGCGATCATTCCTGACTGCAAAGGCAAATACCTCGCCTCTTTCGTAAAGTGTGCGAGTCAGGTTCAGCAGGAAATCAGAAATCGACTGATAATCGTTAGGATTCCGGAGAATACGAGCCAATGCCGAACCGGAGACGCGCTCGCGTCCACCGTCGGCCGTCGTACGCCAATGGTCGCCAGGACACATCGCAGCAGTCTGCGCATAGGCCGAAACGCACGCCTCGACCATCGCACTGCTTTCGCCGTACTGGAGCGAATAGCCCATCTGCCACCAATTCGAGAACCGGCCAGCCTTCGCTGAAAGCCAGCCGCCATCAATCTGATATGGTCCGGGACGATAGGCACCCTCGGTCGTCCGCACAGCCCAAGAAGGCAGGACTCTGGTCAGCCAGTTGGCCATGTCAGCGGGTCTCGTACTTCTTCGCACCAACAGCCTTCATCTGCCGATTCTTCGGCGACACAGGCTCATAAGCGGGAGTTGCAGGAGTGTCAACACCTCGGCTGTGAGGCACGTCGCCGCGCATCGCTACAGCGACACCGCTCTTGTGGAAAAGTTTTCCTGCCGCGTCAGCCGAAACTTCATTTGGATCGGCAACATTTCCGTCCTCAAGCACATACCAGGTCTCACGCATCTGAGTTTCCTTCAATTCTGTTTGAGAAGACACAGGGCGGCCGAAACCGCCCTGCCACGGATTAACCGTCAGCCATCAGGAAGACAAACTTGCCGGTCTTCACATTCCCGCCCGAGGCAAGAACGATCTTGATGCGGTCGCGGCCAAGAGCGATCATGTCAAGCACTGCGACGCCGCCAGCGGCATATAGCGCGGCGACACCGGCAACAGTGTGCGTCGCGAGACGTGGCGCCTTTGTCACTGCGGCGTTCACGTCGCTTTCGGTCCAGATAGACTGTACGTTCGCCTCGGCAGTGATCGTGAAATCGACACCATCTGCGTAGTCGGTTTTTACATACTGTGCCGAGATCAGATAGCCCGAGAGATACGGGGAATATGCAGTCGCGGTGCCGTCTGCGGCCGTGACAACCGTCACTTCAAACCTGCGAATAGTCATGGCTTTCAAGCCTCCGTTGTGGGGTTGGTTGTGAATGCAAGTGAGAAAGAGGGGCCGAAGCCCCTCAATCAGATTACCAGGAAGTGCCGTCGATCCACTGGACCATTCCAGTCCGGCGCATCCGCCACGAGACATCCATCAGCATGCGAACGCCGATGGTGGCGGTCTGGAAGAAGCTGCGCACCGGATCGGCCGTGGTCGGACCGGTGCCGCTCACGATCGCCAGCGGAGTCGTGTCTTCCATATGAACCGTGGCCTGCTCGGAGATGTCGAACTCCGGTGCGTCACCAAGTGCGGTGGCGAAGTCGGAATTGCGCAGCGCGATCAGGCGGCCAGCCGGGACGTTGGTCGACTCGATGATGTTGAGACGCATCGTCAGCGGACCCGACCATCCGAACTCGCCCGACGCGCCAGGTCCAGGCATCATGGACAAAGCAAGCCCCTGTGCCGGGTTCATAAGCACCGTGATGTTGTCGCCGGCATTGGCGGCATAGAACGGCGCCAGAAGTGCCTTCAGGTCCGAAACGACAGCCAGATAGTCGCCGCCGCCGTAACCAGTGGCGACAGCAGTCACACCGTCCAGTAGGCCGGCAGGACGTGCCGTGCTGACAGCAGTGTCGTCAACCAGTGCCGCATCCAAGATGTTCGCAGTATCCTCCAGGATCGCCTGGCGAACCAGTGCTTCGATCATCGGAGTGCTGCGCTTGGCGAGTTCGCGAGAGAACGGCACGATCACACCGAGCTTCTTCGGAGTCATCGTGATCGCGGCAGTCGTGATGCGACCAACACGGATGGGCGAACCTTCCGCGACGAACCCGCCGCCAGCACCGCCGATCGTGCGGCTCGGCAGAGAGACCGTACCGATGCCGTCGAAGTTGACGCCGATTCCGCGCGCGCGCAGTGCCGGATAGATCGAAAACGGGGTCAGTGCATCCAGAAAGCCCTGGTTGACTGTCTGCACAATCTCCAATGCCCATCCTGCAACCGTGGTCGTGCCGAGGGTCTGGTCAGCACGAACGAGATATTTGGTCGCCTCGTGGCCAGGGTAACGCTCTTCAAGAACAGCGTCGATCGTTTTCCCGCTGAAATTCGCGATACCGTGCACAGCAGCAGCACGAACAATAAGGTCGAAACCACTGACCTCGCGTTGTGCAGCGCCAAGCGGGCGACGAATAGCTGGCGCGGCGAGGCCAGGCGTCGGGCCGCTGATGCCGATGCGGGCCTCAGAAGTTTTCAGCGAAGCGACGGTGCGTTCCGTCAGTTCGATCTCATCGTTCAAAGCGTCAATGGCGTCAAGGTCAAGAGCGTCGGCGCCATTCAGTTCAACCAGTTTGTCGCGCTTGGCGACGAGGTCTGCCTGTGCAGCCTCAATGCGCTGAGATAGGGTGTTCATGGCCGGTGGCCTTTCGATTTTCAGAGGTTTGTCGGCGTTCACGCCAGGAGGCACGACGTTCAGGCCCCGTTCGCCATGCTCGGCAAAGGCCAGTCTGATCGTGGATTCGGAGATGTTCAGGGACCGCGCCATCGCTAGCGCGTTCGTGTTGGATCCGACAGAGACCAGCGAAGCTTCGTGCAGTTCCTGCTTCTCAATGTCAAAATTGCTCTTGCCTGGTACACCCCATTCGAGAACACTGAAGCCGACCGAAACGGCGCGTAGGATTCCCTGCTCGACCAGTTTTCGAAGTTCGTCGATACGCGTGCTGGTGCCCTCGGCCGCCAGCACGAGCCTTCCGATAACTTTGTCCTTTTCGACCCTGATGTCTTCCCATTTGCCTATCGGAAAACTGCCGGAGTGGCCGAATAGCGCAATCGGGTTGCTGGCGAAATTCGCCAGATTCCAGCCCTTCGGATTGATCCTCGTGCCGTGGCGATCGAGGCTGCCATCCGAGATGATGAAGTCCATCCCCTCACTGGCCCTGGTTGTCGTGCGGTATTCCATTTTCATTCCTCTTGTCAGCCGATCATGGCCCTGGCGTCGAATGCCGGTTCTGATGTGTCTACCACCGTCGCCACACCGATCGCCATTGCCAAACTGACTGCACCGTCAATGCGCGTCGTGGATTTGTCCTTAGCAAACATGCGATGCCCCGTCCGGTTCATTTCGTAAATTACACCCTTCAGACACATACGCATCACCAGATTGTCATCGATCACAATCCGTTCCTCGATGACCGCAGCCTCCAGCTTGTTGATGCTGTCCGGCATCCAGAGCGAGACATCTTCAGCACCATCAAATCCAGCCTCGTCCTCGCCGACCTTGCGGCGCTGAAAGCCCTGGGGATGGACCACGCATGGAAGGGCCAAGCCTCTGTCCCTCAATTGCTCGCGGAGGTTTTCAAGTCCGTACTGATCGCAACCGACAGTCACGGGCTGGTATCTGGCACACAGGCTGCCGAGTGCATCCGCGACCCAACCATAGCCAATGCGCTTACCCGGAATAGCTTCCATGTAGCCGTCCTTGACCCATGTCTCATAGTCAGCCCTATCGCGTCTCGACCGCTCCGCAAGCGTGTCCTTTGGTGTCCAGAACCAAGTCTTTGCCGCGAACTTCCACTGGTCCGTAGTCTCATCGAGAAGCCAGACCAGTGTGAAGGCAGTCAGATCGTTCGCCCTGCTGAGATCGAGCCCGCCGAAACATGGGTAGCCACGCTCCGAAAGAGCATCAGCGTCAACATCACCAAGCACATTTTCCAGTGCCGCGCGGGAAAATGCTTCATTCTCCGATTCTGTCCATTCGCAAAAATGCAGCCGCCGCACCATCGCCTCTTTTGACGGCATTCCCTTTGCTTCGTTCACTTGCTCGCGAATGAATCGCGGCTGGATTGTTATGCCTAGTGTCGGGTTTGCTTTGGCCCAGCAAGCCTCATCATCGAAAGGAAGGTCTTCAGGATCCAGTGCGCACACATATGCGAACCAGGCGTCGTTCTCCGCCTCACCATGAGCGATGCGAACCGAATATTCATGCTCCGAGAAGCAAACCGACTTCCGATCAAACCCGGAATTGGTGATTTCCAGAATAAGTGCGTCCTGGTTCCCCTTTGTGCCGGCGCGAAGCATCTCGATGACATCGTTGTTCGGATGCTCGTGGACCTCATCGATCAGTGCACAGTATGGCCGGATGCCAGACTTGCCGCGTTTGTCCGACGATATCGGCCGGAAGAAAGAAGCCTTTGCCATGTCGGTCAGCTGCCAGACAGGATTGATGCCCGACGAAACCAACCGCCTGTTCAGGTGAGGCGACCTCTCCCACATCGCGACAGCATCGCGAAACAGAATTGCCGCCTGGTCCTTGTCCGTCGCAGCCGAATAGACCTCGGCCCGAAGTTTGCCCGTCGCAGTGAGCATGTAATGCCCGATGCCGGCAGCGAGCGGAGACTTGCCACTTCCTTTTCCTGCCTCGATATAGGCGCGGCGGAAACGCCTGAGTCCGGTGCCGGTCTTCCATCCGAAAAGCGATCCGACGATGAACGCCTGCCAGTCCGCCAGGGTAAACGGGACCGCTGCACTGATTACATTTCCATCATCGTCCTGCGTCTCGACCTCAACCGTCAGAACGTCGCGGAAATATCCGACTACGCGCTCGACCGCCGCGACATCCCAGACCAGCCCGCGCTTGTGACCATCCGCCAGATCGTCCAGGTGCCGCTTGCAGGCCGCCCTGACGTGCGGACCTGCAACGATATCGCCGGAAACAACGCCTCGCGCGTAGGCGGTGGCGGGATCAGCCGAAATAGGCGGCGGCGCTGTCGTCTTCGTGCGCTTTGCCATCAGTATTTACCCTTGAACGCGCACTCGGCGTCATCCCAAATTCTGCCAGCCAACCACGGATGCGCCTGTCGGCATCGTTCTTCTGTGCAACAGCAGGATGTGCGCGGTGCATCATGTCGCCAGCAGCTGTCGCAGTCGCGTAATAGTTGGAACCAAAACTCTCCAGTTCGTCACGGGCCGCGAGATAATCCGCATACGTCTCGCACAGCATTTCGAGCGCGACAGCATCAACTTCCGACAAAACACCCATGCGATCCAGAAGTCCCGACACATAGCCCCAGGCTTCCCGCGCCCTGTCACTCATATGAGCCGGTGCCGACGGTCTAGAACGCGCCACCTTAGGCTCTTTATCATTGATCGGGCGCTTTCCCGGATTGCCGGTAATCAGCTTCAAATGCGACGGCTTAGGCTTGCGGCCTTTCATGACAGGAAACCTTTTTCATTTTCGCGATAATG